CTTTCAAAAGGAATAGATAGTGTAGCTGCTGAAAACTTTGGTACAAAGGTAGCTAGTAGATCAGTTGTAGCTCCCAGACAGATAATATATGGAAGGTGTAGAGTTGGCGGAACAATAACTCATATTGAAACTACTGGCACAGACAATTTTAAATTACAAATGGTTGTTGTACTTGCAGGTCATGAAATAGATGCATTAGAAGAAGTCATAGTGAATGACGAAGTTTTAACAACTACAACAGCAAGTGGATTTCAGGTAGTTACAAATTCTAAATTTACCAATACTGATAATGAAAATAACTTTGGTAGTGGAAGGTTAATGCGATTCGTTTTTGTTGATGGTTCACAAACTTCTGCTAATTCAACAGTTATAGGTGCATGTTCTCTTAACTCTAATGATAAATTTATTGATTGTGCTTATGTGTACATTGAAATGGTTTTTGACTCTGAAGCATTTGGTGGTGGTATACCGCCATTAGCTTTTGTAGTAAGAGGTAAAAAAGTATTTGACCCAAGAGATAGTTCAACTGCTTGGAGTGAAAACCCTGCTTTATGTGTAAGAGATTATGTGACTAATACAACTTATGGTTTAAAAGCAACTTCTAGTGAAGTCAATGATACAACTAATCTTGGCGGATTTCAGTCCGCTGCTAATACTTGTGATAGTAGCGGAACTGTAGCTACAGCTACAACAAATGGTACTACTCTAAGTTCAGTCAATGTAACCATAAATGCACAACCAACAAATACACTTATTGATGTAGGTCATGTGGTAACAGGATCAGGAATTTCAGGAACAGTAACAGTAATAAGAAGATTACTTAATACAATTACTTTATCTTCAGCACAATCAATTACAAATGGAACAACTTTAACTTTTAGTGAAGGAGCATATACAGCTAATGGTATAACTAATATGTCAGCTAGTGGACAAAGTGTTATAGAAGGTTTGTTAAGTGCATGTGCAGGCAAGTTATCTTATATAGATGGTAAGTTTGTAATGTTTGCAGGAGCATCTGTAACTCCTGATATGACAATTACTGATGATAATTTATTAGCACCTATTGCAATTACTACTAAACAATCAAGTGGTGAATCATATAATACCGTCAAAGCTGTTTATGTTGATGCAAATACAAATTATGTAGCTACTGATTCTCCTGTATTCACTAGCAGTACATTTTTAAGTGCAGATACACCATCAGGAGAAAGTAGTGCTAATTATAGAAAAACATTAGAAATACAATTGCCTTTTACTGATACAAGTTCTATGGCACAAAGGTTACAGAAAACCGCATTATTGCATCATAGAAAAGAAGTAACTTTATCAGTCATGTGTAATATTAAATTTATGCAATTACAACCTTTTGACTGGGTTTACCTTACAAATGAAAGATTAGGTTATACCAATAAAACATTTGAAGTTTTATCAACCAATTTAGAAGTTATAGGTGATGCTGATGCTCCAGTATTAGCTACTGCTCTTGCTCTTAAAGAGATTGATGCATCTGTATTTAATTTTGCCCAAAGTGATTATACAAACCCTGTAGACGAAGGCACAAGCGTTTCTACAGGTAGTTTTTCTGTAACTGCACCAACAAGTTTTTCAGTAGCAAATCCAGTTGTGGTTGTAGAACAAGCAACAACAAATATCAGCATGAATACATCATGGACTAATAATCCATCAGATGAAATACAAGGAACTGAAATTAAATATGGAACATCAAGTGGCACATATACAGAAAGTCAGATTGTTGGAAAAGGTATAACTAGTTTAAAAATAACTAATCTTTTGCAAAACCAAACATACCATTTTGCAGCAAGACATTTTTCAGGTAATAATGTTTTTAGTGATCTTACAAGTGAAGTATCAAAAGCATCAGGTGCTACTACCACAGCACCAAGTGTTCCAACTAATTTAGATGCTAGTGATGGAAGTCCATTAGCAGTAAAAGTATCATGGACTAATCCTAACAATTCTGATTTAAGCTCAGTTAAGATTTATGCTACTACTTCTAATTCAGCACCTACTAATGAAACCACATTAAAAGCCACAGTTGCAGGTGAGCCTAATGCAATATCTACAATATCTTTTGGTGAGCAAGATGGTTTAGCAGCAGGAACTACATATTTCTTTTGGGCAAAAGCTGTCAATAGAACAGGTTTAACTTCAGCATTCACTAGTTCTAATAGTGGTAATTTTACTAAGGTTGAAGCACCTGATATTAACTTACCTGATTTTTCAGGATATTTTCATAAAGAAGGTAACACTACTACTGCATTAACATCATCACAATTTAATACAGAATATGGAAGAACACCTCTTAATGATGATATTTTAGTTATGGTTAACACTAGTGCTAGTCCTAAAGTCTCAAAGGCTTATAAATGGAATGGCAGTACATTTGTAGAAATATCTAACTTTACTACTGGTGATTTAATAGTTGATGGAACTATTGCAGGTGCAAAAGTAATAGCAAGAACAATAGAAGCATGAAATATTGCAACAGGCACTTTGACTGCTAATGAAATTGCAGCAGGAACAATCACTGCAACGCAAATTGCAACCGATGCAATCACAGCAGTTAAAATTGATGTAAATAATTTACAAGCTATATCATCAGACTTAGGTTCAATATCAGGTGGTGATCTCAATATAGGTTCAGGTACTTTTGTTGTAGCTAGTGATGGAGCATTGACTGCAACATCAGCTACTATTACAGGTGCAGTCACAGCAACAAGTGGCTCGTTCACAGGCTCATTAACATCTACTTCAGGAACTATAGGTGGCTTTACTTTAGGTTCATCATCATTAGTAGCAGGTAGTGGTAGCACTAGAGTTTCTTTAAGTACAGCAGATGGTATACATCTTGGAAATAATACATTTGGATCAGCTCCATTTAGAGTTACAAGGGCAGGAGCTTTAACAGCAACTAATGCCACGATAACAGGTGAGGTTAATGCAACTAGTGGAACATTTAATGGTTCTATATCCATAGGCTCAGGAAATAGCATATTTAAGGCTGATTCTAATGGTATATATCTTGGAAACGCAACTTTTGGTTCAGCACCTTTTAGGGTAACTCCAGCAGGTGCATTGACAGCTACAGGCGTAACTATTAATGGTGATTTAACATTAACAAATATAGATGGAACTACAGTAACTTATAATGGTGGCAATCTTGTAGTAGGAACTATTGGAAGTGCAAATCTTGGTGCTACTGCAATATTTCCAGCAACTTTAAGATTTGAAAGAAGTAATGCAACTACAGCACCTTCTGATTCAGAATTTAATACTGCATTTGGTAGAAATCCAAAAGCTAATGATATTGTTGTAGTTGCAAGAACAGATACAAATGCACAAGTTGCATATAAACATGATGGTAGTTCTTTTTCAGCTATAAATAATTATATTGATGGAGATTTAATTGTTGATGGCACTGTAACAGCATCGCAAATTGCAGCCAACACAATAACAGCTACACAAATTGCTGCTGGTACTATTACTGGTACGCAAGTAAATGTTGACACTTTAAATGTAAAACATTTTGCAGATACAAGTGCAGACATTATAAATCAAACAAGTGGTACAGTTCCTTTAGCTGTTTATAGTAGCGCAAATCAATTTGATGGAAGCTTTCCAGGCGATCAAATAAATAGTGTTGAAACTACATTTTTACCAATAACAGTCAACAATGTTAGAAATGGTGCAACTTTTCAAGTTTTATACAGTGCTGTTTTAGGTGATACAAGAAATGGTAAAATTCAATATTGTTTTAATCCAAATTTCCTAAGTGGTGTAACAACCTTATCTCCTGTCGTATCATCTGATGCTGGTACTTTTAGAACTTATGTATTTATGTGGCAAGGTACTATAAGTGGGTTATCTAGCAGTCAAGAAACTGTATATTGGAGGATTAATTGGATTGGTGGAACTCACAACAGTACATATCAAAGTATGTATGTATATATGGATAATACAACATGATTGATTACACAATTTACAATACAAGCACAGGCTTAATACACACGACTGGCACAAGTGGTTGTGACAATGTTAATGAAATAGCAATCAATACTGGTGATAGCATAATACAAGGTATATACAGACAAAATGAATACAAAATAATAGATGGTAAAGCACAATCATATACACCTGATTTTTTAAATAGATTAAGAAAAAAAAGAGATTATCTTTTACAACAATGTGATTGGACACAAACATTTGACACACCTTTAACAGATTCAAAAAAAGCAGAATGGGTCACTTATAGACAAGCTTTAAGAGACTTACCTGCAAACAACTCTAGTGCAACTAGTTTTAATGATGTAACTTTTCCAACAGAACCAACTTAAAAAAGGAGTAAATTATGGATAATATGGGTAGTGGTCGTTTTGGTGGCGACATGGATAGAAATGAAGTAGAAATGGACTTAAATAAGTTCATGGCTATGATACAAGAAATCGGTGAACTTAAAGATAAGATCAGAGAACTAGAAGATGTAACAAATGTTAACCCACATCAAAAATGGATTCATTTAGCACAAGCAGTAGATTCATGGCGTATCTTTCCTAGAGCATTCTTAACTGTTTATATAATTTTACTTTACACAACTGTTATGTGGTTCATGGGTTTAGATGAACCAAGCTTTGAACAGTCAGGTCTTATATCTGTTGTTGTAGGTGCAGGTGCAGCTTGGTTCGGACTATATGCAGGTACTTCAGGTTCTTCTAAGTCATTTAAGGGCGAAGGTAGTAACGATTAATGGAAGTATTTGACCTTATAGAAAAGGTCGGTTTACCCATAGCAGGTGGTCTTGTTATGGGTTACTTTATATTTTTAATTATGAAACAACTTATGGGTAATCTTGTTAACGATATAAAAGGCATACAAGGTATTACAAAGATGCTTATTACTAGAGCATCAATAATGAATAACGATATTATACGCATTGATACAAGTGTATCTAGTGCTTTAGATTTATCTCCTGACCTAGACAGAATAGCGAGAGCAGAAAACTTTGTTGAAGATGGGAAGATAGATGCTAGAAGGGATTAATGGACATAGTTGTATTAGTAGAGAAGTTTGGATTCACTACAATTATGGTAGTAGGTCTAGGTTATTTCGTTTACTTTGTATGGCAGACAATCACTAATACTATTGACCCTGCTGTTTCAGAAATGAAGAAAACCATAATCAGACTTACTGACCAACTTCGTCTTTTAGACCAAGATATGATACGCTTACAACAGAAAGTTAATACTGTTTTAGAATTAAAAGAACAAGAGGTATATAAAAATGGTAGAAAAAAAGAAAAGAGGGAGACCTAGTAAAGCTGATATTTTAAAAAAACAAAATGCAGCTGAAAAAGATAAACTGTTACAAATTATATTATCTATAGGTTTAATATTATTTTTAGGGGTTTTAAGTATAAATGCTAAAGCAGATCAAATAACACACAAGTTTAAGTCACCATCTTTTAGTGGTGTCAATACTTCAAGTCATTATCTCACTATTGAAAATCAAGAATTTAATCGTAGACAAACTATTAAAGATGAAATAAAAGCTGCTATAGAAGAAGCAGAAAGAGACAAAGAAAATTCTACAGTTCAACGTTTTATTCGTAATTTTGAATCGCGTGTATATGCAGAACTATCAAGACAACTTATAGCTAATTTGTTTGGTGAAACACCACAAGATAGCGGAACTATAACCTTAGAAGGCAATACTATAGAATACAGTTCAGATGGAACTTATTTAACCCTGAAGATAACCGAGCAAGATGGAACAATCACTCATATTACGATTCCTATTGGTAGCTTCACTTTCTAGTTGCTCTATCTTTGACCAGTATGCTGATACATACGAGCAAAGATTTAAAGCATATGATG